CTCCCATGATTTTTGGATTTTAAATTGTTAAACATAATGATAAATTTTTTAGGTTATTTGTATACGGCCGTATACATTAATAATGCCATAGTATCGTATCTTTAAACTTTCTGTAGACTCCTATGGATTTCCCCAGGCTATGTTAAGATATAGAGTTGGAAGATTTGAATCCTTAGGTGTTAAGGTAATATCGGCAATAGAATCTCCATCGTAACCATTATAAGTTTGTTTTAAAGTTACTTGGATTTGTATTCCTCCACCGTATTCGCCAGACTCACTAAGGATACTTGGAGTTAATTGAAAATAACTTCCCATACCAACACCCATTACTATATCTAACTTATAATCTTGTTGAGAATAACCTACTGAAAGACCTGTATACTCGTGATTACCATAACTAATTTCTTTTACTTTTCTAATATTAGAAAGTTTAATTTTTAGAGGTTTACTATAAGAAGGTTTACCTACTGCACTCATATCAATGGAGTCATTCTTTGCCGGTAAAGATATTCTAGCTCCTAAATATCCTCCGGGAGTATTCATACCACCACTACCAGTACTATCTACTCCATCTCTACTACTCCAACTAAATCCAATATTTACTATATCAGAAGCTCCATAAGAGTAGTAATTACCTAATTCACAATTTAGTTGTTCAGTTGCCATTGGGTCTTGGCTAACATAGGCATATAAAGCTTGATTACCGTTACCAGGTTGTTCAAATCTAACTTGCTGATTTCTTGCAGAATCCCCTTCGTTATTGGTTAGTGCCCTGAAAGCCCAGTTATAGGAGTTATCCGAGTTCTGTCCATTATCAATAACCTGCAACCAATCTTCAGAAGGTGGTATGAATGTAGGTTTGACGTACTTCTTGGTAAACTCTACTCCATCTCTTCGTAAGCTTACGTAGGATATAATATCCCTACTACCTGCACTACTACCATATATATCACCATCTAGAGTAATATTAGTAATGGTACTTCCTTCTTGTTTCCAACTAAATTCAAAAACTCTAGTATATGGTATTGGATTAACTATTAGGGTAACTGTAGGTGCTTGACCTATTTCTTTACCATTTAAAACAACTTTAGGATTGGTTAAAGTAACTGTATAAGTACGAGGGTATTCATTTAGATTGAATTTGGCATTTAAAATACCTATATAGGTACAATCTACTTCTGTTGCATCATTCACCACTACTACAACTAATTGGTCTCCTCCATTAGGTACTACTTCAACAGAATTATTATTACCTACTGGTCTGGTATTTAAAGAAACAGGAGTGCCCTCTACTCCATTAATAGTTGTATACTCTAAAGCAATTAAGTCCAATCTAACAGCACTTTCCGGTGTATTCACATACCCCTCTATCTCTACCTCGGTTACTCTTTCTCCTGCAGGTCCATTAGACTTAACTGCATTCCAAAATACCTCATATCTAGTTGAGATAGTTGCAGCCGATTGATTGATATCTACTTGGTCAAGCTTATTCGAACCAACCTGCCGAAGAGTAACCGTAGCATTTCTAATCGAAGACACCCTGTTTTCCAGACAGGTTACAGAAAATTCTGCTTGGGTCATATCATTACTATTCTTTGTAACTTCTAACCAATTCTCTTCTGGTGTATCAATGGTTACTTCTACAAATTCTTTAGTTGAAGTTTGTGTACCATTGATTACCTTCGTTCTGTAAGAATTAACTACAATAGTATCGGGGTCTATCATCTTAGCTGGTACATTCAGTACCTTGGATGAAGGCTGAAATATATTAAAGGTATAATTCCAAGTAATACTTGCAGCTTGTTGTTCAACTGTCAAAGTTATCGAAGTATCACTACTACCAGTTTGAAATATAACGATATCTGCACTTCTTTGACTAGTAGTTGTATTCTCATCTACGGTTACTATGAGTGTATTAGATTGCTCTTCTACATGAATCCAACTTGGAGAACCCGGTATAGACGTAGTCCAAGTAGTATCTTCACTTTGACTTGTAACAGAACCGTTAACAATCTTATACCTTTTACTACTTATGGTAAAAGAGTAAGTACCACTAGGCTTAGCAGGCACTTGTTGATTTAAATCTTGAGTACCGTTATTTACCTTTAGTTCATAAGACCAAGCAACACTAGCACCTGCTTGTTTTACACCTAAACTTAGAGTTTTACTACCGTACTCTAAGTTTAAACTACCACTAAGTTGAGATTCAGAAGTATTCTCTGGCATAGTAGCACTTATACGATATCCCACACCAAGTTCATAAGTTACACTAGTACTACTTACAAAACTAGGTTTAGTTTTTACAGTAGGAATATCATCATGCCAAATTGTATCTTTACCATTTACCACGCCCCAATAACCAGACCTTACTAAAGCTTTAACAGTTCCTCCAATATTTGGAGCTGTAGGGAAACTCTCCTTAATAACCAACTCTTCTCTAATGGCCACTGTACCTGCGGCCTGACTACAAGTAATGGTTACGGTTTTGCCTGAACCCACCTGCTCATATACTACAGTACCAGTTCTTGCTTGAGTTGTAGTATTCTCTTTCAGGGTAATAGCCACAGCAGCAGTAGCACTTTGTATTTCAGCAGAAGTAGATTTAACTTGGATATTAACACCTTCAGGTGAACCTTCTACTAAAGAACCATTAATATATTTTTCACGATAACTACTAATTGTCCCAGATTTGGTTGTACCTAAGGCATCAAAGTTTAACGTTGGAGTAGAAGTAGTTAATGTGTATCTCCATTCTACTAGATATTCACTTTGAGTTACCGTAACTTCTTTATAGACGGTATCCATAGTTGCCCTTACTACTACACTTCTTTGATTTGCAGTTTTATTTTCTGCTACCGTCAAAGTAGTACCAGATAAACTAAATCCGGTTACTGCAGTAGGTATACTAAGTGTAGGAGTACCGGTAGCATCGGAAGCTGCATTGGTTGCACCTGAAGACCAATGATTAGTTCTGCTTGCCCTTGCACTTGCAGAGATTTGTGATGTACCACCTTGCTCAGTAAATGTACTTGGGTTTGCCGAAATAGAAACTACCCATGCACCCTGAGTTACATTGGTTATCCTATTCTCTGCTTGGTATACATCGATTGAGGCACTACCAGATTTACCGTTAAGAGTAACGGTTAATGTACGGCTTCCCAATTTAGTTCTTGCCTTTGCAGTCGTGCCCAGATTAGAACCCAATATGTTTTCGGACCATACTACTGAAGCTCCAGAACTTATAGTACTACCATCATCGGTTTTACCATTCCATCCCCAAAGTTGAGAATAAGTATAAGTAGGTGTAGCTGCAGTTCCTCCAGATGCAGGGATATCAGCGATGCTTCCTAAATATACAGTAGGTGTACCATAGGTTTTTACACCAGCTGCCTGAGACAAAACTGGTGTTAGTTTCTTACCGGATTCTGCCTGAGTAAGAGTATCAGTATAAGAACGAGAACTTTCAGACTTATTTTCTAAAGCTTCGTAATACCCACTCTCTACTGAAAGCCATGATGGTAAACTAGGCCTTGAATAATCAACATTTACTGGACTACCCACAGCTTTACCATTTATATACTTTTGCTTATTCGAAGTAATAGTTAATTCCGTAGGTGTACCTTTACCACCTATAGCATTAAATACTAATGAATTATTCTTACTTGTAAAAGTATATTCCCAAGTTTCAACTCCTGAATCCTGAGTAAATTGAACTGTTATCTGTTTACCTGACTCATTCTGAGTAAAGGTTAAACTTGCAGAACGTTGATTTAGAGTTGTATTTTCTGAAGCTTTATAACCTTCATCATAAACAATCCAGTCCGGATAAGCAGATTGGGTATAACCCACAGAAATAGTATCTCCGATAGCTACTCCATCTATCTGTTTTTGTTTAGTAGTACCTAAACCAAACCCCCGAGGAGTAGAATACCCTCCCAAAACTGGGAAGTTTAAAACTGTGTCTACTACAGTAAAAGCATATCTATAGGTTACCTTATGAATATCAGAAAGTTGTACGGTTTCATTGTTTCCATAGGAACTGGCATTGGATATTTCCAAGCCAACGTAATTTTCTCCCGTTCCTGTAGGAGAGAGTGCCAACAATTCAGCCTTGGTAGGGCATTCGTTTGAATCCTTACCAAGGCCTACTTTAGTTTTGACAGCACTCCATGTTGCTATCTCACCCATATTAATCTAAGTTTGTGAACAAAAGTTTTTCTCTTAATTCATCAATCTCGGCTTTCAGAAGTTTAATACCTTCGATTGCCAATACTGACATCTTAGAATAATCTACCTCTTTAACCAGGATATAGGTTTCTCCATCCTTTTCTACCTTTTCGAAGGCTTCTGGATTAGGAACTGTTTCAGGTTTAACCGTATTCTCAGAAACTAATTCTGGGAAATATTTTTCGATTGTCTGAGCAATTGTACCTATATCGTGATTACCACGAATCATAAATGAATCCGTAGGTATAGAGCAGATTTCATCGAGAGTATGTTCCAATGGTTTAATGAAAGTCTTAAGTCTTTCGTCAGATTCTTTCCATAAACCAGAAGGAGCAGATACCTTCTTAAAGATAATCTCAGCAGTAGTACCCAATCCCAACTGGTCTCTTGTTACTCCATGAGGATTACTCATGTTCTGCATGTGAGTAGTAAGATGGGTTTGAGCATTGGTACCTGCAGCCTTGGCATCTGCAATAGCCGTAGCTTGAGCAGTAGATACTGGTTTATCTGCATCTGATGTATTGTTAACATTACCCAATCCCACTTGAGCTTTAGTTACTCCATGAGGGTTAGATTTATTACCAATATGGGAATCTACTTTGGCATTTACAGTAGTATCTGCTTGAGCTCTTGTTGCAGCTTCATCTGAAATTAATCCTTCTATTCGGGTAACCTCACCTTTTCGGTCATTAACTTCTTTAGTGATATTATTCTGGAGAGTAGTATCTGCACCTCTTAAGTCTTCAGCAACTAATTCAACTGCAGCTTCAAGGTCAGTTCTTACTTGAGTATCTGCAGCTTTTCTGTCGGATACCTCTTTATTGATAGCAGTAGTGAGTTCTGTTTTAGCAGCAGCTATTGCAGAATTTCTATCTACTACCTCTTGAGCAATATCATCAGCCAATTCTCCTTGCAAAGCATTAATAGCCTCAGTTCTTGCTGTAACCTCATCTGAGATTTGTTTTGGTAAAGTAGTATCAAGCTTAACCTTATCTGCAGCAGCCATAACACCAGCTTTAGCAGATGATGCAGTAGGAATTTGTAATCCTTGGATACCAGTACCATCTGCCCTTTCATAATTTATGGCAGCTTTAGAGGCATCTGTAACAATTGAGATTAATCGTATAGGTTTAAAAGCCATAAGAGCATTAAGATTGTCTGTAGTAGTCTTACCCTTAGCTCCATCATAAGCAGTACCAGTAATCTCTCCAATTACTACTCCACCAGAAACAATCAGAGACCAAGTAGTACCAGTCCATCTGAATTGATAACCGGGTTCTCCCGTAGTTACATTCTGATAAATCTTTCCTGCCTCTCCCGTTATTGGTGTATTATGGTCAGCATCTGCAAAGAGAGAGATATTAGAAAGATCTCCAGTGGGAGACTTATCGTATGTTGCATATACATCGATTACATCATCTACATATGAGGGTAATTGTTCAGAAGGTACTTTACCATTTTCATCCAGAGAAGCTAATCCACTAGCTTGTGCCTTAGTTGCAATGAAGGCATCTAGGGCATCCTGAACTCCTTGTATGTCCTTGGTTAATTCAGTTTTCAAGGCAGCATCTGCTTCTGTTCTTGCAGTTACCTCGTTATCAATTCGGGTACCCAATACAGTATCAGCAGCAGTTCTATCCTGAACTTCCTTATTGATAGCCGTAGTTAACTTCGTATCTAAGGCAGTATCAGCATCTTTTCGATTTTGAACTTCTGTAGCTATTGAAGCTTCTAAAGCCGTCTTAGTAGTTTGGATTAATTCTTTGAGTTCTGTTTCCAGTTCTGAAGTATCAGTTCCAAGACCATCAATCAAAGCCTTCAAAGCTTTACCTTGTTCTGCACTTAATGGTACCTTAGTTCCACCTGCAGTTAAGTTATTTACTACATCTCCTTCGATAAGAATTTTACCAGCTCTTACTGTAGAAATAGACCAAGCACCTTGAGCAGTTCTCTTGAACTCTCTGTAGAATTCCATACCAGCCAATTCATACATAAATCTCAAAGTAATGGCACCAGTAGTAGGACCACTAAGTTGTAAACTTAATCTAAATTGTTGATATAAATTGTTGCCGGTATCTACCAATATATAAGGACGGTGTGTAGTGTTATTTGCAATCTCATTAAGCAATTCATCAGTAAATACTGCTGCAATCTCTTTTGAGGTTGCCGAAGCAGATATATTGAATGCTGCTGCCGGGATAATAATTGGTTCTAATTGAGCATCAAGTTTTTTCAAAGAATCAACTACATCAACTGAACCGCCCATATAATTCGTATCAGTAAGAGCTGGCATTCCCAAATCATGGGTAAGACCTACTGCAGCTTTTACCTTATTGAATTTAGAATCAGCATCTGCTTTATCGACTTCAATTCGTTTTTGTACTTTACCAAAAGCTGCCGAAGTAGTATCTGTTACCTTTACATCCAAATCTGCAGGAGTAGTACCGGTTGCCTTTACATAGCCATCGAGTTTGATATCAGTACCATTAAGTACTGGATTAGAATCCAAACGATGAGTATTGATAGTATGAGCATTGGTAGCATCAATATTATCCTGCAAAGTAGTATCGGCTTCAGTACGGGCAGTCTCTTCAGCATCAATATTATCCTGCAAAGTAGTATCTGCAGCTTCCCTTGCATCTTCTTCATTATCGATACGAGTACCTAATTCATTGTCGGCATTGGTACGGTCTGTAACTTCTTTATTGATACGAGCATTCAGACGAGTATCTTCTTGAGTTCTTGCAGCTTCTTCTGCATCCAGGGCATCTTGAAGAGCCTTATCTGCAGCCATTCTTTCTGCAATCTCAGTATCGATACGAACTCCCAGTGCAGCATCAGCAGCAGTTCTTGCAGCTTCTTCTGCATCCAGGGCATCTTGAAGAGCCTTATCTGCAGCCATTCTTTCTTCCCTTTCGGTTCCCAGGTCTGCAGTATTCTGGTCGATTTTACCTTCCAACCGAATGTCTTCTGCCTTACGAGCAGCAATCTCAGTTTCAAGTAAAGCCTTAACTTCCAGATAAGAACCAGAAATATTATTCTGAATACCCTGAATCAATTCCAAATTTCTCTGAATGTTTGCAGCATTCTGAGTGATAAGAGCATCTTGGTTATTTGCTCTTGCCAACAATTCAGTACGAGTTTCAGTAACATAGGTTCTTAAGTCTTCTACTGTCTTGGTCAGAGTAGTACTTAGAGTAGTAAGCTTGGCATCTAAAGCAGCATCACCTTCAACTCGTTTTTCAGTTTCTGTCTCAATCTTCGTAGTTAACTCATTTAACTTCTGAGTCATGGTTGTTGCGAAGTTGGGGTCATCACCTAATGCCCTAGCAATCTCTTCCAGAGTATCCAATACACCAGGAGCAGAGCCAATGATTTTCTGAATTGCAGCTTCTACCTCAGCTTCAGTTTGGAATCCTGAATCATTCAGGAGTTCAGAAACTTTAGTAATATAATTAGCATGTTCTTCAATACCATTCAACTTATTCAGAAGAACATCAGTGAAGTCATTTGAAGAAAGTACCTTTCCATCTACTTTATCTACCTTCTTAGATTCAAGACCCTGGATAGCAGTTGTACGGTCTGAGATTTCCTGGGCAATCTTATTATCTAATAGGGTATCGGCATTCTTACGGTCAGCAACCTCTTTATCAATATTTACCTGAAGAGCTGTATCTCCTGCTAAACGGGTATTGGCTTCATCGGAAATATCCTTAGTTAAACCATTTACTTCGTCTCTATGATTTGCTATTGCAGTATCCAAATTTGCCTGTATAGCATTCTCTCTAGCGGTTGCTCGGTCTTTCTCAGTATTAATTGCTACTGTATTAGCTTCTACCTTTGCTTTGACTTCATTTAAACCTGCAGTAGAACCAGTCTCTAAAGAATCAATTCGGTCACTTAAAGTTTTATCTGCTGCTTCCCGGTCCTTAACTTCTTGAGTAACCTCACCTTCTACTCGAGTAATCTCGGATGAAGTCTGTTGGCTTAAGTTAGATATCTGACTTTCAATCTTAGTTTCAAGTGCAGTATCTGCAGACTTACGGTCTCCGACTTCTTTATCCAGATTTACTTGAAGGATTTGGTCTGCTGCCTTACGTTCTGCCGTTTCTGTACCCAAAGCAATATTGGTAGTATCAATACGAGAACTCAGATTACTATCGCCATTAGTACGGTCTACAATTTCCCCATTAACCATATCCTTAACTTCTTTGTAGTTATCGGCAATGGTTTTATTCATGGCAGTGATTGCCTCAGAGTTCTTTGTGATATTTGCTTGATTAGTAGCAATAGCCGTGGTATTAGCATTTACCTGAGCAGTCAATTCGTTCTTAACTGTATTGATAGCATCCTGCATTGATAAAGCTAAATCCGAAACTCTCTGAGTAAGAGCAGCAATATTATCGGTATGGGTTTTATCTGCTTCCTTTCTATCAACAGTTTCTTTGTCGATATTTGCCTGCAAGATAGCATCAGCATCTTTACGGTCTTGGATTTCTTTTGCCAGGTTATCTTTAACTACTTGAAGAGCAGTATCTCCAGTAGCAGCCGAGTTATCTACATACTCTTTAAGTTCTTCCTTAAGAGCAGCATCTGCTTCAATTCTTGCGGTTTCTTCATCAGTTATATTTGCCTGGAGAGCTACATCAGCAGCTTCCCGGTCTTCAATCTCTTGGTTTACCTTTTCTGTAATTGCTGCCAACTTCTTGGTGATAGTTGAAGCAAAATTAGGGTCATCACCTAATGCCCTAGCAATCTCCTCCAGAGTATCAAGTACTTCTGGTGCAGAACCAATAATCTTTTCAATTGCTGCCTCTACTTCTGCTTCAGTTTGATAACCGGCATCATTTGTCAATTGTGATACCAAGGTAATGTAATTAGCATGTTCCTCGATTCCATTCAATTTGGCAAGCAAGAGATCTGTAAAGTCATTCTTAGTTAAAGAATAACCTTCTCTTTTATCTACCTTCTTGGAATTAAGGTCAGCATCTGCAGCAATACGGGCTTCCTTCTCTGCTTCAATTGCAGCAAGTACATCAGACTTATCACCATCAGTCTTTTCACTTAGGGCAGTTATCTTCTGGTCAAGGATTTGGTCCTGAGCAGTACGAGTTGCAGCTTCAGAATTAATATTAGTCTGAAGAACCTGGTCTGCAGATTCCCGAGCTTGAGCCTCTTTATCAAGGTTTACCTGGAGGGTATTATCTGCATTGGTACGGTCAGCTACCTCTTTGGTAATTGAATTCTGAAGAGTTTCATCGGCAGCTTTACGATTTACTACCTCATCAGAAAGTTTACTTTCTAAGGCAGCATCACCAGTTTGACGATTAGTGATTTCTTCAGTGAGTTTCAACTGAATGTTTGCATCTGCATTTGCTCTCAATTGGGCTTCTGCAGCAATGTCTTGTTTGAGCTCTGCCTTATCATTGATATGCAATGTATTCAGTTGGTGAATACTTTCTGATAAAGCATCGTCAGCCGTTTTACGAAGCTCAGCTTCTTTATCTACCAAGTCTTTAGCATATGCCTTAGCTTCTGCCAATGAACCAGTAGTTTCATTTCTGAGGTCTGCAATGTCAGCAGTATTCTTATCGACTTTTGCTTCTATCTTATCTATCTTATTGATAAGGTTAGTAACTGCAGTGTCGATTTTATCATTAAGTAAATCCACTGCCTTAATGAAATTAGAGTTAACCTCACTAATTTGGGTACTCAGTTTCCCTTCCTCCTCCTTAGCTCGGTTAACTTCATCCGTCAGTGCATTACGTAAATCCGTTAGTTTGTTGGTAATTGTAGTAGCAAAGTTAGGGTCATTTCCCAATGCTTCTGCCAATTCCTTTAATGTATCAAGTGCATCATCGGCACCATCAATCAAATCACTGATAGCTTGTCTTACCTGTTCTTCAGTTTGGAACTTAGTATCATTCTCCAACTGAGAAAGCTTAGTGATGTAGTTTGCTCTTTCTTCAATGCCTTCCAGTTTCTCTTTGAGTTTATCCGTGAAGTCATTTTTAGATAAGTCGTATCCTTCTCTCTTATCTACCTTATTGGCAATAGAAAGAACGAATGCCCAGAACTCATTAATAGTTCCAGCAAACCCAGCCTTTACGAAGTCATCAAAATAACCTTGTAAAAGTCTTTGGTCAATTTCTTCATTTGTGTAATACTTACTTACGTACATATTGTTATTATTTTAAGGATTGATTACTTGCTTACCACAGAAGAAGTCAGAATTCTTATCTCTGAATGGTTCTCCTTCTTTTCCACAGAAGGCATTCATTGGAATATCTGGATGTTCTGGGTCTGGGTCTCCCCCGTCTTCAATATCACCTCTGATTATTGCATAATCTGGAAGTTGATTGATACGGAATTTTATCACCTGGCCAATACCTGGATGAGGTATTATTTTATCCCAAACTTCTCCAAAGTAATCTTGAAAGCAAGTAACGAACTTACCTCCAGTCATAGACTGAAATGTGGTAACGTCCAAATTACTTTTCTTACTTTCAATATGTACTCCAGATGTACCGTTCAAGACAATCAGGTTACTGTCAAACCAAATACCGTTCCCGGTATTAATTGGTTTCCATCGTAACATTAACATCTTTGCCATATACGTTTCAATTTTATTCTACGAATTGTATTTTGGTATCTCGGTCCCTTTTTAGGATAACCATGAAGACTAATGCTTCATCCTTGGCTTGAGCAACTTGTGTATCTCCCGAAGGTTTATAAGTGATACCATTGATTACAAATCTATCTTCAGACCAGTTAAAATCCCAATAGCCTTCTGGAGTTAAATGTCCAAGTTGCTCTATATATGATTTAGTAACCAGTATTGATAAATTCTCATCATCGAGTTCTCCAGTTACTGTTGCCTTATTAATAGGCCAGTTTCTGAAGGCATTATAATAACATAATGCCTCGATTGGTATATTATAATATTTAGGGATTTCATCTTCTCCATGACTTAGGAGTTGATTTACATTCTTTGCCCAAGTTATAGTTTGCCTACCAGCATCTACATCCAAGAAATCATTTATAATCTTCTTGTATCTATCCCAAGACCGGTTCTTAACCAATCTATGAGGAGTCTTGGTCATCGTTTTCTAATTAAGGTTTTACCATTACTCTTTACTGGAAAGCGGGGATTTGGCCCATCTATTAATCCAGGTCTTCTTCTGTCTACTACTCTTGGAACTACTACATGACTTGCTTGGTCACAGAATGGTAAGTAGATTTCCAATCGTCCAGCTAACATACAAAGGTTTTTTCTTAACTCGTCTATGATACCGCCAGGTTGCATTGCTTGAGAGAATGTTTTCCATAGGGAAGATGTTGCATCGGCAAGTGTATCATAGTACTGCACTTCAGTAGGCCCAGTTGTGATTTGTTTGATTCTATCACCTCGAGCTTGTTCCGGTTTAGAAGAACCATCACCAACTTGTTCTTTGGTTGAAGTAAGTTGGCTTAGGTATTCTCCTGTACTTGTTAATAAATTAAGGAGCTTAACATTGAGATAATCCCATGCTGCCAATTCCATAATTAGTTGGTTTTCTAGAGCTTCATACATTAACTCATCATTATATTTATCCAGCGGGATAATATGATTTACTAGCGGTTGGATATATAACTGCCATTTAGTTATGTACATTGCTTTCTCTTCTGATGACATACCATCTGAGATTTCTGAAGGAATGTAATAATTGATTAGGTTATATATACTATCAGTTAATGTAGTTTTGGACTCGGTATTTACAATTAGGGTTTTAGTTGCATTTAAGTTAAGTCCTTCGGAGTTCGTTATGTTCAACGCTACTGTATAGAATCCGGACTTTTCATAAGTATAAGTAGGTTGTTTAACATCATAAACGGACCCCTTATCATCACCAAAGTCCCAGTCAAAAATGGCCTTGGCTGGGACTTTGGTTAATACTCTAAATGAAACTTCCAGACCATTCGCAATAGCTACAAAGTCTAGATTGTCCATGGTATCTTATTTTTTAGATTCTTCGAACTCTTCCAACAGAACCTGAATCAGAGTTTCAACTGTATCACCTTTGTCGGCAACAATTTCGTGACGAGCAGCGATAAGGGTTGCTTCTTCGAGAGTATAGGCTTTGGCAATCTTTTTGATTTCCATACCTTTTTCGAACTGAGCATTCAGTTTCTTTTCCAACTTATCGATGTCATCATTGGAGTATTTGTCGACAACTTTCTTATCAAGAACCAAACGCAGGTGACCTGAATTCAAAGCCATCTGAATCTTTTTAGTTCTGTACTGTCGAGCACTCAATTCTTTTTCTTCTCCTCTACAAATTGTAATACCTGTAGATTGGTCATGGAAGCTGTAAGCTTTAGCACCTACAGTTACTTTATATTTATCCATAATTTTACTAAGTTTTTAGATGTTTAAAATTAGGGGTAGGTCCTCGCAAAACCTACCCCATCAAGAAATGGAATTATTTGTAAAATAAACCAGGTGTATTATTACTCAAGGTTAACCAAGAGATACGGGTCAATGTTCATAAATTCGGGGAATCCAAATTCTGAGAACTTCTTCTCTGCAGACAGAATCAATGCAGCATCCTGATACATCTTAGAGAAGCCTGTAGTCAGAGTAGCATAGATTGCCTGAGTCTGATTTGATACGATTCTTTCTGATTCAAGCATCAACTGTTTTGCAGTCAGCTTAATCAAAGCAGCAGTTGTATCAATCAACAGCAAACCTTGGTCAGGTGTTCCCGGGTGAATATAGAAGTTAGCATTCTTAGGTACCGGAGACTTCACGTTCAGTGTAGCTTCAGTTGTACCAGAATGACGTTCTTTGAATTCCGGCAAGTTCAGCATTTCGATTGCCTGGTCTTCACCACCAATCATAGTAGTAAAGTTACGTCCCATACGAGCAGCTCTTACCCAGATATGTAGCAAGTCTTTGTAAGTGATACCATTCGTAGTTTCATATACACCGATAACCGGAGCAGATTCTGAACCATCAGGTTTGTTACCGTTGATAACAACATCCATTGCCAGAGTATCCATTGCATAACCAAGCTGAACACCGAAGTCACGAAGGTAGATTGCCAATACATCCAGAGATACGTAGTTACGAACTTCATCAGTAAGTTTGAATCCCTTACCAATTTTGAAGAGACTTACTGATTTCTGTCCAAAGCTTACATCTCCCAATGGGATAGTTTCTGCTTCGTTAACCTTTGCAGGTGCAGCATCGGACATATTAATCATCGGCATGATTGCGCTAAGACCACTGATTGACTGGTCAGATGCAATAATCTCCGGATAGAACGGAGCTTGACGCATACCAAGAGTGATAGCAGAACGAATGATTTCCGGAACAATCCAACGAACATCTTGCTGAGGCATCGTGAAGATGTTTTCCATTGTGTCGATTTTCGGATTGATATCCAACTTCTCGAACAATTCATCTTGGGTAATACCCCATTTACCAGTGGTAAGTTCACCTAATGTGATGTCCACAGGTTTTTTGTTCTGTGAACCTTGACGGTAAGCATCCAACTGCTGTACCATTTGAGGAAGTTCTTTTGCGAAGTCTTCTCTCTTCAATTTTGAAATATCAACTTTTTCCATGTTTCTTCTTCTCTTATTTAATAAGTACTTGAATTACCTCGTTTGCCTCATCTGCAGGTGTGATGGCAATGAAAGGTGTAGCATCTGTTGACTGGTTTGCTTTTACAAATCGGCCGTTCAGTAAGTCACCAGAGGGAACTACATATCCTGCTTTTAAGTCAGCAGCCTTAGATACCCAGTTACAAATCATGTAACCTTCTACAGCAACAGTTACCTCTACTGGGAATTTGTTCTGTGCTTGGTAAGCAGGATTTACATTGTCGGTTACTGCCACTCCGATATATACCTGAGTAGGTTCAGTGTAAGGCTCAATTAAACCGTCTTCTCCAAGAGCTACCGGCATACCTTGCAAAATTGTTTCACCATCTTTTACACAGAAAGCTTGGTGCAATTTGTGTGATTCACTTTTGTAAATCACCGCTCTTGGGGTCTTTTCCCCAAACAGCGTCATTGGCTGGTCTTTGTTTACGATTTTAGTCATAACAGTGATATTTATCGATTATTACTTGAATTTCTTCTTATACAAGTCTTCGAGGGTTTCCGAAGTAGACTTGGCTTCTGCATTCGAAGTAGTTGCAGATTTCTGAGTTCCAGTCTTTTCATCATTCTCTGCAACAGAAGAAGCACGGCTTACATCATGAGAACCACAGCTTGCACATACCATTGGGAATTTTTCTTCCAGACGACTCTGATAATCCTTAGTTAAGGAGATGAGAGTAACGATGCCAGTAGTTTCGGCATTCAACATTGTAACAATAGTTTCATCGGCTTTGTCACCCATCAACTTCTTGTAAGTAGTAACAGCATTTTCACGGAGAGAAGCAATGTGATTCTTTCCTACAGTTGCCATTTCCTTCAAGTTTGCAACTTCTGCATTCAGGTTGGTAATCTGTTCTGTAAGAGAAGATTTCTCTGTAGTAAGATTATCTACCGTTGTCTGAAGACTGTTTTTGGATGATACCAAGCTTTGAATACAAGAAATAACTTCTTCCTGAGTCATTTCTTTGCCCTCTGCCAGAGATAACATGTTATCTCCGAAAAGCTTTTCTAAAAATTCTTGCAATTCTTTGTTCATATTTTCTTTATTAGGATTATGATTTTCTTGGGTACCATTATCATTAAAAGAATCTGGAGTATTGTCCTTTTCTTGGAATGAGTTGAAATCCGTTTTGTAGTCAGTAAAGAAGTACTGTTTGGACTTGTCATCCCGATATTCCTCATAAGAAGACCAGGTTCTTTTTGCAAAGGTTGGATTAATGATTTTACCATCTTCACCAATCTTTTGAGCAAATGAATCAGCTCCATGAGATACCAGGGATGTTTCCATATATCGAACTATCTCAGTAACTATTCTACGAACCATTTCACCTTTAGAGTCATAAGTACCAAGTTTTTGATAGAATTCATCATCTTCCATTCCTGGGTGTGATTTATCCCACTTAAACTGTACTGTTACCGAGTTACTATGAATTGAAGGAGGTTCCATGAGAATACCTCTAGCAATTCTTGGGTTAGCTTTACCATCAATCTTCAAAATACCGTTGATACCTGCAGGTATAGTAAAGCTTCCATCCTTATAAGACTCCTGCCACATTACTTGAGATACAGCTCCAATTGCATTACCAATATTTGTTTCATGGTCGCAATTTACTGTTTGCCCGAGTAACAGTTTCATGGAAGCCTTAAGTACTCCATTCTGACCAAAGTCAGTAGGATTCCAGTTCTTGGATACAATCGTTTCAGAAAGTAACCTAAACATTGGTTCTATGAACTCTTCGTCCTTCGGAGTAAGTTCCGATTTATCAAGGTTTGGATAATAGGTATTATAATCTATATCCCCTCCCCAAAATCCAAATTGAGCAATGGTATCCGGTGTCGGAGTCTTCCATTTGTAATAATTCTCTGAGAAAGCCTGGGCTCCAACTGCTTCTGGGATATACCCAGCCATAATAGTATGACCCTGGCCAATCACCATTGAATCAAGATGCTCTTTGTTTCTTTTAGTAAATTTACTCATCTTGCTTTTGTATTTTGGTCTCCACGAGATGGAGCCGGATTAGTTTTATCTCTTGACCTACGAGCAGATTGATTTTTATCATCTTGCCTTTGCTTCTTCTTAGTTCCTTCTTGAGGGTCTGAGTTACCGCCTTTAGCAAATTGGTCCTCAAGTGAAACTCTTGGTTCATTCTCATCGGGAGAATCATAACCCATTGCCCAAGCATATTGGTCTTGGCTAATGATACCAGCCTTATATAATAAATCCAGGTTTTGGATTTTATACTGAAGACCTTGTTGAACTTTAACTTCATCAGAGATAGTTGAAGTTCCCCATGATATCTTTATTCCCTTATTATCAAAGCCTGCCAGACGCAGTTCTAGAGAATAAAGAAAATCCAATACATAAGTTACAAGCATTTGGATATTTTTTAACTGGCTGATTAATTTAGACAGCATTATACCCGTTGCTCCCTCTCCCGTTGTTGAACTAACTCCAATAAGGTTTCCATTAACTCCCAAACCATTTGCAACTGATTGCTGATTCATGTTCCAGGGTTTCTCAATATTACCAAGCTCCTTGGTAGTTGAATTGAGTTTAAACTCATGGTCATCAATATAACCCGTTACTATTCCGTCCTTCATGCCATTACGAAGATTTCTTTTCAAATCCTTTAGTGTACGTTCAAGACGATTCTGGTAAGCTTGTAAGCTTTCATTAGGATTCTGGTCTGGTTTAGTCATCTTAGCTTCCAAGAATCCTACCATACCAACCATCTCCATTATGTGTTTGAAGTTAACCTTCATATCATGTTGACCTTTTAATGAATCCAATGCTGCCATAAAAGGAGGAATCCCATAAGGTTCATCGGTATCATTAAACATACCAGCATACACATAAGTTTCTGGGTTTAGTTTGATATAATCTTGGTGCTTAACAAAGTAATTCTTATTCCTCTGGTAAGGAGAATATACTCCATTGTTCTCCCTTTTGAAAACAATGTTCTCTGGTCTAAGGAATAAGACTGTATCTAAACCTTCTAGCCTATCATTGGGAACTCCTTCAACAGATATAGCTCCACTAACAAGGCATTGTACAATCATCTTATTAACTAGACCGTCTATACCAGCAGTATACCTGGACCATTTCTTTGTAGCTTCGGTAAGATGTTTTCTCATCTTATCTGCTTCGGCATCTGAATTATTTGGGAATGTTACCGTATGACCTGTGTTTGCCAACTTAAACATATCCTGCAAAGCAATGCCCATATCCGGATTTACCTTATATAAATCACGAATCAAAGGGATTACTTCAACACGAAAAGAAGGATCTACCATTACGGTCATCCCTTTCAGAGTACTGAGTAAAGAGTTATCTTCATCTACTGATACTCTACCAGGAGATATAGCAGCAGCTTTTGGCTTGCTTGGCTCCTTGTTTGATTCAGGAGGTGGGTCTTTCTTTCTACCCCAACTCCAATTAAAATTGAGCTTTTTCATTTCGGTTGTACTATTACGTTAGTTTTTCCTTTTCTTATGTGATTACAGATTGCTTTACCGAATATAGAGTCATCTGCATATACATCCCCCTCTAGGTCTACATCTACTGTAGAATTATTAGCTCTATGCTTACCCATTGCAACTGGCCTACCTAAACCATCATATATGAAGGTATATGCTTCTTGAACAAAGAAAGGGTCTTTAACAGTAATATTATCTTCTCGAATATCCTGTTCAAGTCCCTCTACAATAACAGAACGGTTCTTTTGTGTAGTTAACCATCCTGGAGATTTATCTACCTCAGGTCTAGATTTACCTTTCTTCTTAAGCATTTTCTGATAATAATACAGTTTAGGATAACCTTCAGTTTGAAGAGCAGAAGTTACTGCTAATCCAACATCATTGGATTCTGGAGCAATGGTAGCAAAGTTAAACAAATGCCCTGTATCTCCAAGTAACCTTGCATACTTATCTACTGAAAGTCTACCTTTGAATACTGCTTGTTCTTCTCCTTGTTTATCCATGCAAGTAAATGCAGAGTAGTCAGAAGACCTACCAGTTGAAACGTCAGCACCAATGAAATATTCCTTATCTGGTGCTGGTTCTAAGAATTGCCGATATTGACCATTGAATCTTTTCTTAATAACCGGATAATCACTAAGACAGTCTTCGATAGCTTTGATATCAGCTAAGTCGAAGACCGTATTTCCAGATGATAAGAAGTCACCATCGATTTCTTGTGCAGTTCTTTTTGTTCCAAGAGCAGAAGACATTTCATTGTACCAATTAATATCTCGTTCTGGGTGCATTTGCCAATACAATCGTAGTGGGTTAAAGGGGTTTCCACCTGCAATAGCATCAACCCAAGTTGAGTGGTAGAAGTTACCAACTCCATAAGGAGTGGAATTGATGATAGCAGCTCCACCAGTGGAAAGAGTAGGAAAAGCGGCTGCCCAAATCTGGGCTGCCCATCTAACTACTGCTGCTTCATCAATTACCAGTAAGGATAGAGATTCTGAACGACCGGCTTCTGAAGACGTTGGGATAGATTCTATGAATGAGCCATTATCGAACTCTATCATTGATGCAGAACCATATTCTCCCGAACGACCATTTATAATCGGTGTCTGTAAATACCATGGCAGGTTTTTGTACATGAACTTAATCTTCTTAAGTACCTTCTTTGCTGTTGTGTCCTTGATTGAGATAATGTTAATCTTCTTGTTAGGATGATACATTGCCAACCATAGGCAGTACATAGATATAAGCTCCGTAATACCTGCCTGCCTGAACTTAAGCAGAATATTGAAACGTTCTTTTACGAAGTTATACAGAACCGATTTTTGATACGGGTAAAGTTCAAATCTTACCTTTCCCCTCATAGGGTGTATCACATAAGTGAAAAGGCTAAAGTAAAAAACATCATTACTAACTTTAGCAAGTGTTGCTAGTTCTTCCCTTGTAAGAGCAGATGTGTTAGTTTCTATGTTAATCTTCTTTGCCATAATCAAAAGTTATATGTTACTGAAAACTCTAAGTCAGCTTTTATTCCCGAAAAGAACTTCGGATAATGAAAAGCATTTATACCAAGTTTATAATTGAAATTAGTAGTCTTGATTGAAAGGCCTGTCCCTATGTCTAACATTTGATTAAAGACCCTATATTTACCATAAACGTATGGACTTAGAGTTAGTTTTCTAATTCTTTTTTGAGTTAATTGACCTTCATACCAATTGTACTTATACTTACCTAAGTCCATGTTAAACATTCTCGTTGAATAGGAGTTTGTTTCTTTGTTGAATAAACTTAGATTCAATTGGTTTTTATCCAAGGTAAATTGGACCAAAGAATCTTCTCTACTAATTCTATTCGAAATAACCGCTGTTGAATCAGAAACCTGGGGTTTAGTCGAATTGCTACTGTTTCTATAGAAGTCGTAGAGAAGAATTCTCTGGGGCTGAACCAATTGTGTATAGGGTATCACAGGTTTGAAGTTCTCTTTCAATTTGATTGTATCAGGAATGCCAATGACCGATGAATCAGGAAGTTGACTGATATATGAATTCAGTTTGTAATTCCTGAAGCAAAGGTAAATAGTAAATCCTAGAAGCAAAAGGAACACAAAGTTCTTCCACTTGTTTTTATCTGTTTTCATCATCACGAAAAATTTAATTATTACTAACTATCGGTAATCGCTTAGCGATTACCTTTTATCGAACGTAGTGAGATAAATTTCCTATATCCCAAAACATATATTCAATATCTACTACAAACAATAGCTATATACGTATATAAAAATATAGATATATATACGTAGTATATTATATATCTATATTTTTCAAAGGGTAGTTTGGAGTAATATATACTTTAGTATATATTAACATGAAAGTGTACCTAGACCCTTTTGATACATTTTTTAAACCAAATCCCCACCTCATATACCGAACCTTTGGCAATTGTATACCTTGCCTTATTCAACCAATAAAGGTAATTTTCTTGGTCAATGTAAATCTTAAATTTTTTAGGAAATCCCATAATTACCTTGAAATCATTAATCCCAAGAGGATACCCATCGGGTCTAAATTGCCTATCTGCAGGTCTTAAAGTTAGAGGTGGTTTATCTAATTCTAATCGATATACTCCCGGGAGAGTACTCATCTTTGCAGTTTTAATGGGCCATTTCTTCTCGTTCTTGAAAGCACTATTCCATAATACTTGAATCTTCTCAACAGTCAGATTCTTCTTTTCAGGGAGTTTTCGATAATCATACATCGCCAAAGTTTTTTCTATTGGGATATTATAATTACTCCCGTAAGGAGATACAAAGAGCAAGTCTCTAGTAAGTTTTGGAGTTTTTACTTGGAATACTTCATCAAAAGCATTCAAGTATTTCTTACCGGTTTTCTTATGCACTCCAATGATGATTAGACGTTTCCTTGATACTTGAGAGTTCCCATAGTCAGAAACTGACCTTTCATGAAAAATAAGTTTATAGTCCTTAAAGGTTAAATTAAAGAACTCATAAGGAAGCAAAGATAGCAAACGAGGAAGATTTTCAATAAGAAAAATCTTAGGCTTATATTCTAATATTGCAGCAGTTACTAGATTTAAACTCCTGTTATCCTTAGGATTACCCAATTCTTTTACCTTTGAAAGCCTCATAATGGATGATGCCCCACAGTCTGGAGATGATATAATAACATCTACTCTCTCCTCAAATTGAGGTAAGTTATATCCTTTGTAGAATGGTATATCACCAAAATTAGCTTTCCATTGCTCTTCACCAGGAGTATGGAATACTCCTCTTACTTCTATATTCCCAATCAGATGTTTTCTGAAAGGGAAGAGCAGGGCACCTTGCCCTGCACATACTCCCAATACATTCATTTCTTGTAGCTTCTAAGTTTTACATACTTAACCCAGGAATAATGTTTACGAGTTCGGATATATTCCAAGTCGTGGTCATTGTTATGGGCTTCTTCTTCGAAGCTTACATCATGGTATCTTTCGCTTTGTTTGTTCCACTTAGCAAAGAACATGATGATTAGGTACTCGATTGCATACCATAAGTAGTAGAATATCCACAACATCTCTTGCATTTGTTTGAGATGAATGTGCTCATGATTGTAATCATAGGTATCAAACTTAGCACCTTTTCTCACAAAGACAATTCCGAATAGGTTCATTGCCTTGTATCCCTTGAAAGGGATGAATTTGTTGTAAATTACCTTCATTATATCTTGTTTTTAAAGTTTTCGTAAGCGTTTTTTAACTTCTGGTCATAGGCATTTTCAGCATAACCAGGACCATTATACTTCCGAGCAAAGCCTGCCCAGTCATGTTCTTTCAGATTTTTCAAGCAACTGGTATTATTCATGTAGTAATACATGAGTTTTAACTGACTTTCATGAGATTCCTGCATCTTTTTCACGAATTCGAAGACGTCTTTACAGCCACAATAGAGGTGATTGAAGCCCATAATCTGAAACATTCCCCAAGAAGCTGACTTCAAAGCACATTCTTCGTCGATTTTCTTGGCAATTTCGAGTCTTTTGTACTCATTTGCTCCTCCTAAGTACTTCGATTTATCCCATTTTGGGAAACAAATCGTAGGGTAACTCTTTTGAGCAGCTACTGACTTGTCTAAACCGAATTTATTTTTGATTTCTTTGTACATAATGTGACCTTCAAACAGAATTTGAGGTCTACCATCTACTAGAAATCCATCTCTACCTGCTCCTTCAACCAGTTGTACTGCCTTTAAAAGAGCTGGCTCCAGTCCTAAATCATTGGCCAGAGCCACAATCATTTCATTAGTTAACTTATCCATAACGTTATATTTTAAAGTTCATTAAAGAAAAGAAAGTATTGCGTATACCTTATCTGGATGATAGTTAGGAGTTCTATTATCTTATATAAATTTATAATAATATGGAACAGAAACTCACATGTCACTTATGTAATTCACCCTTAAATTTGGATGATTACGATTTAGCCAAAACAGTACCTCAGTTAATGAAGGAAAAACAACTTTGTTTTCAATGTGCTTTTTGGCATAGAATTATTGAATCGGATAAAACTCTGATAGAGGATTCTAATTACGAAATGATTCCCTTGGTTACACCTTATTTTCAGCATTATTCTATTCACTTAAATAAGATTTGGTTAGAAGTCGCTACCTTTAGAAGAGAGTCATTAGGTTCAACCAAGAAATATATTGCTGCAATGGTAAATAATAAATTGTATATAGGTTCATATAATAATTGGGGATTCCAGGGAATAATTCCGGCACACTTAAGAGAACTTTTTACTCCAAATGGTATAATCCTAACTCCAGAACAACTAGATGACTTACTTAACCGGAAATCCTTTACCGCAGCAGATTTAAAAATTCTTATTGATAATTGCATTAAATCAGATTAATTTTGTATATTTGCATAAACAATTTAATAATAAAGATATGAAAAAGAACAAAGAAACCAAAAAGCTAAAAGAGGGTGAAGAAGTCATTTTCTCTGACGGCAAAACTCTTATGGAGAAAGTAATCGTAGAATCCATAGATAAGAAAGGTGGGTTTGCAGTACTGAGTAACAAAGTAAAGGTATCAAGAACCCTGGGACCCAATGGATTCTATACAAGGTTAGATGGTAAATCAAGTATGATATTACCTCTAACAGATAAATCCGAATTGGATTACCAAGCCTTCAAATCTTATTTCTCTATTAAGAGAAACCTGGAATTTATCGAAGCCAAGATAAAAGATATGAAGGATAAAGAGTTCAGCGAACTAATCGTAGAGTTAGATAAGAAGATATCCAAAATCGTAAATAAGTACTTTGAACAATGATAACCTGGATAATCTTAGGCATCATATATGCCGTATGCTCTATACCTGCATGGTTTATGACCAGAGTAATTACCTCATCCCACCCAATGAAAAGGGTGGGGTTCTTTTTCCTAACTATCTGGTTAATCATGCCACTGTTCCCGATATATTTATTAATCACATACTTTAAGAACTATGAACAGAGAAATAACGACGAAGAAGGTAGGTAGGCAATAGGATTTGGTATCGGTTATGGATTAATCCTGAGGATATGATGAGAATAGAACCATTATTAGAGGGAGGAGATAGGATTTGGATGGAAGAACTTGAGATGTATTATATTTTCTTCTATGAGATAAGAAATGGTAGAAGGGTCTTAGGGAAGGATAGGATTAAGGGGATATTAGATATCCTTTTATAGGATGAATGCCAGGGATGTTAGGTCTCTGGCTTCTTTGTGTGTGCATGTGTGGTTGTGGTGTCTTGGTATGCCTTTATCACGAAAGCCTAAAATTTCCTGGTACTAAAAGGGCCGAACGGTTACGTTAAATTTAACATTTAAAAATAAAAAGTAAGGGACAAACATTTTTATTTGTCCCTTTCAATTTTAAATTAATTCAATCAAAGTAACACATGTATCTTTGTTTTGCAAAACAAATAATTCGCTATCGTCGTCTTTATTTGCGTACACATTGTAATAATCTGATTCAATTATTTTTTTGTGTCCGTTTTGCAAAAGCATTTTATCTAATGTTTCAAACGTTTCATTTAAACGCTTTTCTGTTTCTTCTTCGTTTTGCAAAGACTCGTTTTGCATATCTAAAACAGAAATATTTATCTTTCCGTCACTCTTAGAAATCGAATGATTTAAAAATTTCTTTAATATTAATAGTTCTTTGTTCATATCTTTAAAATTTTAAAAAGGGAAAGATTTAATCTTTCCCTTTGCAGTTAGTTACTTGAAATTCTTAACAATATTCAAACCTTTTGTAAGAACTTCTTTTTTTGTGTCCTTTGTATTTTCGCTTGCAATAGACGCAAAAGAAAAATCGTGAATTTTATAAACTTGCTTATAAAAATCGTTGAAAGCTGAAACAAGTGTTTTTAATTCATTTTGTTTCTTTTCTTCTTTTGCTTTACAAATCGAATCAAGCAAAGAAAAAGTTGTATTTCTTAACTTTTTTCGATATGCTTTTTTTTGCTTTTCATTTAATTCTGCAAACAGAGATTCAACGTAAATTTCTGTTTTCTTTCCTAAAGAAGTTTTTAAAAGTCCGTTTGTTTTTTCATTAAGACTTTTAAAAATACTATCAACTGAAAGTTTAATAGTACTATTTGCTTTTGCAGTTGCTTTCGCTTTATTAGCACTAACTTTGTTTACTTTCACTTCTTTGTTTTCTGTTACTACATTCTTTAATTCTTCCATAATAAAATACATTTAGTTTTTAAGTTTATTTTATTATATCCTTTTCTCTATAAAACTAAATGATTTATAAGAAAAAGAGAAAAGGAATTATTTAAGTGTTTCAGTATGTCAAACATCGCTTTTTGATTACATTACAAAGATACAACTTATATTTTAATTAGCAAAATTTTTAGAGAATTTTTTTTTTAAAAATAGTTAATTAAAATTTTAAATATCTCTTTGCTTTTTGATTACATTACAAAGATAAGAAATATCTTTGAATCTACAAAACATTTATAGAAAAATTTTCAAGAAATTTTTAAAGAATTATTTTTAATAATTTTGCATGAAAAATTTGCAAGTGGGTTTTAGGGGTTTGGATTGGAGGCATGGTTTGGAGGTAATATGATAGGTATATTGAGGGATATATGGAAGGATATATGGAAGGATATATGGAAGGATATATGGAAGGATATATGATAGGTATATTGAGGGATATATGGAAGGGGTTGGTATAGGACCACTTTAGAAAAAAGAAGGCCCCATACAGTCCGGTAGGTATTATCTGTATATTACATTACATAAAGGCCATTAGGTGACTAGCAGGCTTTTATACCGATGCCCTGGGCCATGTAGGGAGTCCTAAAGAACTAAGGCCTATGAGTCTATAGTTAGGCCTATGGTAAGCCTTAGCAAGTCCCATGATGGCCTAGAGTTAGGTTACATAAGAAAAGCCCAGTACCTAAGATAGGCTGGGCTTATAGAGTGTAACATAGTTAGCGATAGTTAATCCTTGAAGATATAGAAGGTAACTCCATCGAAGATATAGGTATCCTCTGCCATAGAGGTATCAGCCATAGGCTCATCCTGTAATCGATTGAAGGTAAAGTATTCTTCATCTGTATTATAGTATACCAGGATTTCGGGTTTAGGTTCCCTTAGATATTCCTCTAGAGCGATGAAGGGATTTTCCTTACCTGGTATAGGTACATAACCTGTAAAGTTATTATCGTAGGTATTATGTATGAAATTGTACCATGAATAATAATAGTTGTAGGTACCTAGATATCCCATTAGGGCATTAATAGCAATCTGTGGGTTAATTTGACTTGTTCTCATAATGGTAATGTTTTTAGCAAGTGAAAGGTACAATAATAGTGAATAGACCGTTAAGATATTTGATTTGAGGACTATGGTTAAAGCAAGCCTGAGAATCATAAGGGAAAGCTTCCTTGAAGGTATCAGTTAGTGTATCTATCATGGATGGTTCGTAGTCCATAAGGTTTGGAGTTTTTAAAGCAAAGGTCCATATATGGATTCCCTCATAGTCCCGTTCCTTAGTTTCGATGGATATAAGTTGAACGTAGGGAGCAATGGTAGCAAGATATGCAATATGAGGAGTAATGTACTCTAGCATGCCCAATTGGTATTGGTCTAGAGGTTGATTGTCTTCTGGGTCAATTTCCAGTTTGGATAAATGAATAATAGGGCAAAGGTTATCCAGGTCTTTGGCATTAGGTTGATAGCCCCAATTGAGTTGATGATTAAGGATTTGAGCATGGGTTAATTCAGTCTTAATTAAATTTGTTTTCATATCTATATATTTTTAATTGTTTATACTGCAAATATAGACATTTTTATTTAAATATGCAAATCCTACTGAGGCCATTAATGGATAATGTCTTAAGGCTACTTAACTTATTAGTAATCAATTAGTTACATAATTCATATCTCTTCTAGCCATTCTTAGTAATAATACATCTAAATATAAAGGCCATTAATAACATACTTACTAGTTTTAGGTACCCCAAATGGCCTACAATTTTAATAAAATCCCAATAAATCCTGGGGCCATGAATGGTATATTTTAATGCCTAATCCCCAAATCCTATTGCCTAATCCTAACCAATATCTATATAATATATACTATATAAAAGGGCCATTAGGGGTCTAGGATTTAGGGGATTAAGGTACCCAAATGGGCCTTAGTTGTGGGCCTTTTAGGCAATGGGTCATAATGACCAAAGGCTATGAGACATATGTGTTAGATAGCTATAGAGTAGTGTGTTGTATAGTGGGAGGTAGGCTAGGCCTAGAAGTTTGCCTTAATCCCAACACCCCCGGAAGGCCTTCAATATTGTATTAGTTATATGTATATTGATTATATGATATTAGGATTAAGATGTATCTTAGGTATGTATGTAGTAACATAGTTAGGCCCAGTATGATTTTGTTTATTGTTCATACTGGGCTTTAGTATTTATTTTGATATTTGTTTTGTTTGGTGGGTTAGTAGTTTGATATTCTTAGGATTAAGGTCTCTAATAGGATTAGTAGGATTATCTGTAGGCCTTGTAGGATTAAGTATATGTATTTTTGTTTGTTGGTGGGGTTTGGTATTTGATGGTACCTCTTGCTTCTGTGTATTAGGCTTAGTGAGGTATATATTATTAAGGATATGAGTAGTAGGATTTTCATTTCTGTTTGGATTTTAATTTGTTTTGGGTACGTAGGTGCTTATTGAAGGTTGCACCTGAGTCTGTGTAGTAATTGGGATTTGGTTTACCTGGAGTAGGAAAGTGTTCATTCCATTTATCCTGGTGGGGTATGTATACTTGGTTCTTGGTTTTCTTTTTCATAAGTCTAATATTGCGGTTTTGAATCCTATTGATGTAAGCTCCTGAGTTTCTATATGTACGATTTCGAAGTATTCTTTGATACCTTGTAAGGAATAGAATTGTAATACTCCTCCGTCTCCGTGTTCTGCATTTACCTGGTCTATGATTTCCTGATAAGCCTTGTCTTGGTCATCTTCGAGTGAATGATATATGTCTTGGACTTGGTTACCCTCTATGATTATTAAGGTTGTGATTTTTAGTTTCATTTTCCGTAATGTTTTAGTTCTTGGTTATACTCTGGGTATTTGTTCTCGTAGTAGTCATAGAGATAAGTATATTCGTCATCTCCTGACCAGCAATCAAGGAAGTAATCATATTGTTCCTCGGTAGCTTGGGATGGATGTATTCCCAATGTATACTTGCAGTAGTGTTCCCATACCGTTTTAGGTTGGAATTTATTGGTAGGGAAAGCCATGACTACTAGAGCCATGGCAATTGATGTTAGGATTATAAGTTTAGTTCTCATGGATGAATGATTTGAAAAGGTTGATAGTCTTTTCGGTAAAAGTGTAAAGAGTTTCTGGTTCTTCGAGGAAGTTAAGATAATAGTCGATTTCCTCGGCATGTTCTTCCTCATCGAAGTTATCTTTGTAATGTTGGAATTTTTCCATGATAAGGGGTTTGTATTTTTCTTGTTCTTGGATAATGGTTGCACCGTAGAGTACCATGTCTACTTCGTCTACGTTATAATCGAAGTATTGGTCATCGCAGCCTCTGAGCAAATCCATTTGATTGAGGATTTCCATTAGGTCGAGTTCCAGGGATTCCTTATCGGCATAGGTATATACCCAGAGCATGTCGGCAGAGTAGTTTACCATGTCATCGTAATGTGGGTCATCCTCGGCAATTTCGAAGTCATATGTATTTTCGGCATGTGACATAGGCATTTGTCCCTGAATAGAGATAATGTGATAAGGATTTTGTGCAATGATTGATGCAAGGATTGATGTTGAATTTAATGTTGTCATGATGTTATAAGTTTTATGGAGGGTAGTGAGCCCTCCTGGTTAATGTTAAGCAAGTTGATTGTTAAAGTTGGTCTGGTTATCAGGGTCAGGCCAATTCATGGATTCCTCCATGTATTCGGTAGTATAATCGATAATGGTTGCAGCATCGTCCTTGTTAATGGTAGCAACCTCGGATTCGATTTCCCGTTGGATTTGGTCGTAGTGATAAGCAAATGACCTCCGTATACGTGCAGCAATTCCGGGGTATTTTTTAAATAATTCGATTAATTTACTTTCTTCTTTCATAACGTCTATATTTAAATTATTAATGATATGCAAATATAGAAATAATAAATAATATATGCAATAACCTCGATTACCTACTGAAGCCTTATAAGGTCAACTATCTCGATTGAAGAGTATGGCATACCTATAAGTTCTGAGATTATTCTTTTGGTATGATATACATGAAGATGGTTGAGATTTAGTTTTACCCTTGGGAATATTAGATATGGCCTTAGTTCTTCAGTTCTGTATGTTATGATTAACTCTTCGCAGAATTTTTCGTTTTGGCAATCGAAGGATACTAAGAATTTAGACTGTTCTAGCATATTATTAATATTAAGCAATGAGTATTCTCATAAGTTAAAGGTTCTTTACTAGTAGGATGGGAGGATGCACCCATTATTAGGATAATTCCTCCCATGACTAAGATAAGTATAATATTAGGCTTCATGTAATTCCTGATAGGTTGTACATAAGTCCTCGATTAGGTCCTCGATAGTATCCTCCCAGGAATCGTACTCGTCAAGGTTATATTCCCCGGCAAATACGAAAAATACGTCTCCGAATATTAGCCGGACTGTTTTATCTGTAAGGTCCTCATCCTCGTCATATAGTTTGTTTTCGGTTTCATTATCCAAGTCCTCGTCTCCATTGAGTATATCGGATATTTCTGATAAACGTTTGAGATATGAGTTAAGAGTTTCAAGGTCCTCTTGGGAACGTGTCTCTTTAAATTTAAGATAAGTTTTTGACTGTGACATAGTTAGGCCTCCTCTGATTTTAATGGTTCGGCAATTACTGATAAGAAACCTTCAGGGTATAATGTATATAAGATACGGTACCCGGGTTCATGTGGTGGTAAGAATACATTAAGTATATTCCTGAGCAATGGATAAAGTTTCCATTGGTTATCCTCTAGAAATTGATTCCATTCGGCTTTTTCTGTATTATAGTTAGCTGATAGTTGAATATGGAATCTTGGATTTTCCTCGGATAGAGGAGTAAATACGTTGGTGACTACCTCGATTTCGTTTGATTCCTTTTTGTATTGGGTAATTGGATACCAGATACCTTCGTTTTTCCATTGATTGAGCTGGAATATGGTCATCCCAGATTCAAGTAAGTTGGTGAGTTTGTAAAGATTAACCATGTTGTTGTCTATTTTAAAATGAATAATATATTTTATTTCTCACTACAAATATAAGAATAATAAATAATATATGCAAATATAACTGAGGTAGAGGCAGGCTCTTAGTTAGGTTAGAGTCCTGTCTCTTGGATAGATATGAAAACAACTGGTTAATCGTCGTTAAGAGAATCCTCATTAAGGATTTCATTTGATAGTTCATGAAGAAGTTCTACCCGATATTCTTTTGGTAGGCCATCAATTGTTCCCTTAATTCTCTCTTTTAGTACTTCTCTGAGAGTATCTTGGTATTCTTTAACAAAGGTAATAGCCGAAATTGGTACTGGTATAAGTATCCTCATTTGTGTAGTATTATTACATCTGTCAAGTAATTCCGATAACTCTTTGCGGTTTTCCAATGAATGTTGAATAACCATGGCGATTACATCTGGTTGTTGAACATCAGTACAACCTGAAGCATAGCGTACAATTCTATCAAAGGTTGATTCTGTAATGTCAAAGGGCATACCATTTAAGAAGGGTTCCCTGAAGTCAGGGTCCATTGTTTCTGTTTCTAAAATAGCTCTGATTTTCATAATTCTACTTCTCCTATTCCGTTAGCAAGTAAATAATCGTAGTACAAGTGTACGTTAGTATCTCCGTAAGTCCTAATATAGGATTCAGCATCCTCTGGGTCTGCTGAGACCCAGGGATATTCTTGTATCTGTGCCCTATGTAACTGTAAGGCCAGAGATTTTAATTCTTGTTCGTTCATGATATTCTGAAATTAAGTTGGTAAATCCAATTGTTCTTGTCCAGCTTGGTGAATGAGATAAAGATACCGTCACCATCGGTAAAATTTTGCATAAATCGTACGCAGCCATCAGCAATGATGTTTTCTCTTGGTCGGTCTACTGTAACCAGGCTTTCAAATGTAAATGTATAATAGCAAGTTTCGTATACCCAGATTTGATTGATATCAATGCAGGCAAGTTGATAGTTATCGTATAACTTACTAAGTAACTCGTATAAGTTAGCCTTTAGGTTTTCCTTTTCTCCATTACAGAGGGAGAAAGTGTTTTTGTTAGTAAGGAATCTTTTAAGTACCTCTTCTAAGTTCTGGATGGAGGATTTAGATGTTGTTGTTTTCATATTTTTATTATTTAATTATTACACTACAAATATAAGCATTTTATTTTAAATATTACTTTATTCATGCAATTATTTTAATATAGCTGAGGTTCTACATACAAGAAAAGGCAGTTGGATTGACTGCCTTTTAATTGATTTGGTTTGTTAACTCTGATAAGAGGGTTTCTTCTTTTTGAAAGGTTTTACTTCCCTGGTAACTTCCTGTTTGTAGAAGGCATCGATATTAGAATGAAGCATTTCTATGGTCTCCTGAGTTATGGAATCCTTTGAACTACAAAGAGTATCATATATGGTTTCCCATAGTTCATTAACTAGATGCTTTTTAATGTCTTCTTTGACATCAGATTCGGGTTCAAATTTGATTGCAACCGTAACATGGTCAATAGTATCACCTTCCATGAGGAGGCCTTTGAGTCGAGAGATATCATCCGGAGCATTTAAATTATCTTCCAGGAATCTTTCTATGGTCATATCGCCTCTCATTAATTGTGAGGCATATTCTGTTGAGATAGGGAATTCTTCTATGCCAAACATAGAGTTCTCATTGTCTTCTGAGGTAAATACGATTTTTAGCATTATATTTTTGTTTTTAAACGGTTAATAACTTCGTCGTAGAACTGATTTATGAACTCAGGTTCAGGAGTTGAAGAACCCGGGTTAAGTTGTCTCCAATGGAATCTCACGCTTTTTTTAATCTCAAGAGCAAGATTATTAGCCGCTAAATCAAAAGCATCGTTGTATTGAATAATCTGTAAGAGGTTCCTTACACATTTGCTAGCATCTCCTAGAGGTACTTTCTGTTCAATCATTTCGAATCCGTCCTCGTAAATCTCTACTGTATCAATGTAAATGTCATCAATATGGTTAAGAGAATTGATTAAGTCTGGAGTAGTAACTTCTTCCTCATCTCCCAATTCGTTAGCGATTCTGAAGGCTTTGATAAAGGCATCTAAGATTCCCTGCATATCGGGGTCCTGTTCCTTAAGTGGAATACGTCTAATGATTCCAACTTGTTCGAATGATAAGTAATACTTGGTTTGCATAGGTTATAAAATTTTGATAGATTATTAATTCATGTACAAATATAAAAATAATATTTCAATCTGCAAACAAATTAATAATCTATCTTTAAATTACTGAGGCAGAGCCCGGAATCTGTTTAAGTCCCAGTCATACTTTCTGTCTCCCTTGTTAGTAAATACCCAAAGGTAATGGTCTTTATATTCCTTTGATATGGTATTATATTTAGAAGTCTGGATAATGATACGATTTGGTTCGTATTCAATCAATTCAGCATGTACTGTAGATACATGAGGGCTTTCAAGATTGAGTTTAGCCTTGAAGTCTTTAAGGAACTCATCCCGGTTTACACCATAGTTATCTCCAACGAATTTAATGTAATCGTCCTCTACCTGTTCTAACATGGTAGATACCTTGAATCTAAACTTGTTCATCTTTGTTATTTTTAAGGGTTCGTAATTTCTCTTTGAGTTCTTCAGCACATCTTTCAAGGATATTACTTACTACTACCAGGCAATCTTCATCTACAAATGACATAATGATATCCATACATTCATCAAAGTAGTTTCTGATTGATTGAGGATTATTCCAAAGTACATCCCAGTTCTTGCAATAATTAAACCGGATAATATCTACGTATTCATTTACTGATACCTTACTATCTGGTAAATATGGATATACCTTTGAATACATAGATTTAAAATTATCCTCAATCTCCTCATTCAATCTAAACTCTTTTGGTAGAGCCTCATAGTAAGACATATCTGGAATGTAGAATTGGTAAGCAAAGTCTTTATCTGTCTGTGCCTCAATTCCCGGGTATGAATTAGCAAATAATACTGGTATTTTATAGAGCAATAAGTCTGGTACTCTATCATATACCTTGTAATGGTCTTGGTATTCTTTGTACGCATTAACATATACCCGGTCATCATATATATGAAGTTCATTGAGTATCGTTTGAACTCTTGAATGAAAATCTTCTAACTCAAAGTGCATGGCAATGTTAAAGGTATCTTCCATACCTTCTAACTTTTGTAGAGTAATAAGTCTGCGGCTTTTAATTACTCTGATTTTCTTTTTCTTTCTGAATAAGTTGAACATGTGTTAAAATGTAAAGTTAATATATACGTCCTGAGAACCTTTCATGAATTTCTCATGGTTGGTATCATCGAATTTAAAGCAAGAATATTTGCCTAATGAGCGTTCATATTCTCCTCTTACCCATACTGGTGCAGTAGTAGTGGGTTTAAGTTTAAAGTAAGTACCTTGATTGATGTTCTTAATCTTGGTCTTTTTACATTCGGGGTCTAATGTTTCCATATATTTGTCTATTTTTAAAATTGATATGCAAATATAATACTTTTAAATTTAATATGCAAATCCGTATATACACAACTGAGGCCACCATTAATAGGTAGCCTCTAAGTTATTTTCTTTTGTTTAGGAATGATGCAGCAAGGGATGTATCTTCTTCTGCTTCTAGTATTTCATCATCCTCTAAGTACCTATCCATCTCTGGGTCATAAGAATCGGTATCAATCCTCATTTCAATCTCCCTACGCAATTCATGGTGTTCTTTAGAGGATATTTCCATAGCAGCCTTATAGTTATCTGTGATTTGATTGAGTTCTTTCTTATTAAGATTAAGGCCCTCCTTGGACGTATCTACTCCCTCTTGCTTAGTTGCAACTACTTCAGGCAATGAATTGATATCGTATTTGTCCTCTAAGAGTTTTGCTTCTTCAGTTTTAGTAAGTACCTTTTGAGATTCTAATACAATAGTTCTTGCTTCCTCTATCGAGATAGTATTCTCAGTATTGAGGTTATTCTGTTGATTAAACTGATTGAAGATATTAGTTGTATTGCCTCCAGTAAGGTTACGAATAATTGATTGTAATGATGTAGAAGATTCCAACTTAAGCTTCAATGTCTTATTAACCTCGGATGAGATAAATGGAGTATATTTACCTCCTTGGGAATCCCTTAAGATTTGCAACTGATGAGATATCTCCATCCTATCTTCTAATGCCCATGCTAGTTGTTCTCCCAGTAACGCGTTAAGTAATTCTTCTTGTTTATCTTTATCCCATATTCTAGAAGACAATAATCTGTCTCTCATGAATACTCGTACATATTCTATATCAATCCCTAACCTATTAGAGAATGAATTGATATCATATGTTACTCCACATAAAACCCCATTACCCATTAACCATTGATTAATAAGGTAATTCTGTACCTTGACCAATGATTCCTCTTCGTGTGTCTTCTGGTATTCTAAAGCCATTGCAGTAGTACCCATAGGACGAGGGAATCTTATTATTTTATCTTCTTTTGCCATATAAATAAGCCTTTCTTATATCTTTAGATTCATCATATCCTATTAGCTCTAACTTATAACATACATAGCAATTAATACTAAGGTTATAGAAATATGCCTTATAGGTTTTTCCTTTTACACCTAAATTAAAGGAATCACCAGAGACATAATCCCTGGTGAAAACCAATTTATCCCATTTACCTATGGGGATATTAAGGCAAAGTTTCCAATCCTTGGCAATAAATTTATTGCCGTGAAGGTCTAGGATTTCCTTTGCCATGATTTCCCTTTTTATAGGTCGATAATTTTTTGTCTTGTTCATTGAGGTATTCTTCTTTCCTTTTCTCAATGAACTTTTGAATGTCAGGGAATATCTTTGCTCTTAGAGGTACTACCTGAGTAGCAAAGAAAGCATTCCATAGGTTCTGTGTAAATCCTTCGCCTACCTTAAGCTTAGATATTGCCCAAAATTTACTTTCGAAATTCTTAACAATTTCCCTAAACCTATAATAATATAACTTATGAGTCTTAGGATTAATGCCTATGGTGGTAGTTTGGCAATAATCTAGAAACTCCTTACCTAATTCGGAAATAAACTCTTCCCTTTTAAAGTCGTAATTCTCTTGGTCGAGTTTAAATAACTTTACGTAATCTATTGCTTCCATATATTTACTCTTTAATTGTTTCTAAAGGATAAGCCTTTAGTGTTACTTTCTTGGTTGCATCCTGGACCTGGAATAAATATCCTCGGTAATTATCCTCATAATAGGAGGACCAGATTGCTTCCTTTACCCTGTACCAATCTAAAGTCTTGGCACCTTTGGGGATTCCTGTGATTAATAACATGTGAGGGTTTTCTCCCACTTGAATGTTAAAAATATCCTTGCCATCAAAGTTACCTATTACTACATAGTCCGGAAAGGTAGGGTATTCCTTTAATTTAGGGTAAGGTACACCCAAACTATCTACTATGGTTTCAGGCTCTATGATTTGATTCTGAAATCGGATATTTAGTTTCGATTTACCTATGTATAGGTCTTTGACTATATTCGTGAACATATGTAGATTATTATATGGGTTATACCTTGGTCCTTGAAGTTATTTAGGTTAGTTGCCTTTTCCTCAAGTTTCCTTAGTGTCTTTCTAGAATCTGTACAGATTCTTCTGGTTGGATTTCTAACCAGCATCAGAATATTCTCTAGTGCAGGTTGCAAAGCATTAACTGGTCCTGCATAAAGTATCTCATGCTTCTTCCCACTAATTACATTGTATTGGGTTTTATAGGCATACTTACCTTTGATATAAGTTACCTCAACCTTTTCTATTTCTTCTTTTCTTATGTTTCTTACCATAACCGTCTTTATTTACATAATCTGATATTTCGTCTAATTGTCCCAAGAGTAATGCCTGCACAAATATTGGTACAGGCCTGAAAAAGAAGTTTCTTATGTTACTGGTGTTAATATACCAGTCGTATACAATAAAGAACTTCTTAATCTTCCTATGTTTAAGTGAACGTTGAACTAAGTAGGTTTTAACGCATCTCTTATGCAACTCCACCAACTCCTTGTCTTGCTTTAACATCTCCTTTGCGGAGAATATAGTGTAATCCATTTTTATACCTTTAGAAGGTTAATACAATGAGGAAGGTACTCTGATATTGGGTACCTTCCCTGAAAGGTAAAATCAAGCAACTTGTTCTGGCTTGAGGACTTTGTTCTTGAAGTCCTCGTATGCCTTAGCAGCTTTCTTGTATTCTTTGGAGTTTTGGTCCTTGATACGGAACATTTCCCGTTCAAGTCTGTGAAGTTCATTACGAGTTTGTTGTCTCCATTTCTTCCGGGCCAGGGTATCGGTTATATCCTCTGGGTATACGTATTTTACTTCCCGGTTGGAGATTACCTTTTCGATGATGGAGGGTTTCTGTTGTTTTTCAACATCTTTTACTACCTCTGCTTTTTTAGAGGTTTTCTTTGTTGGTTTGGGTTCTTCCGGAGTAACCTGAACCAATTTGGCACCTGCAAATTTCTTGGCAGCTTCCTGGGATTCTTCTACCAATTGAGCCTTAGTCTTTTTAGTTCCCTGGGCCTTAGTAGTTTTAGACTTGGATGTAGCATCCTTAATTCCTTCTAATTGTTGAGCAACTTTGTTACCGATAAGGTTAGCAACCTTGTTTTCATTCTTTTTCATAACGTCTATATTAAAAATGTTTATAAATGAATTAATTTCTTATCACATTGCAAATATAAGAATAATATTTTATATAACAATAAAATAAAAAGAATATTTTTAAATAGCTGAGGTTAATCGGCTAAGAAGTCGAAGATCTCTGGAGCATAATCTATTTCGTTTTCTGGGTCTGATAAATATTCGTCCAGGTTTTCGTTATAATAATCGAGTTCTGATTTAGCCTTGGGAGCAGGTACAAAAGGTATACATTTTTCTGGGTATCTTTCTGCAAACTTAATGGCATCTTGATAAGTTAACTTCTTATCAGTATAGAATTTTACCCATGTATGGGAGTATCCCACTCCTTTTCTAGTAACTTCGTATTGTTGATATCCAGAATTACTTATCTGGTAGATTTGATTCTCTGGAATGATTTCTATTTCTACCTGATATTCGTATATTCTTTTTCCGAGTTTGTTTGCCATTTCCTGAATTGAATCCATTAATGACTTAGGCTTATCTGCAAATGAGAAACTGTATTTAGTTTCTGGTACATCGTTCTTTTTAAACGACGGAGCAGGATTTATCCTGCTTGCATCGGATGTAGGTTTTGAGCCTATAGCCAATCCAATTAGTATAAATCCTGCCAGCCCTATGATAGGTAGTTTCTTAAGACCTGAGTTCATATCCCGTAGTTTTAAACTTGTTCCTGATATTAGAAGAAACGTATTTACCTTTGGACTCTGCTAAGTGTAATTCATTGCAGATTTCTTTAGGTACACCATCATAACGGTAAACTTTGTTGCCTTTAAAAGCAATCCAAAGTTGTTTGTTTTTGGAGTCATATCCGTAGCCTTCAATGTTTGAGGATTCGCAAGGAATCATTTCAACTCCAGTGTTCAATTCAACTGATTCTAAGTATTCGTTCTTGTCCATATTAAATTAAATTATTAATGTGAGTTCAGGATGAAATTTATTAGTTTCTTTGTGTAATAGTTCCCATGCTCCGTAAACTCCTTGGGATAAATCATGTATCCATTCATCTTCCATTTTGAATAGGATATGAGAACAGATATATAATTGATATTCGTTCAGAGTCTTTATCAATTGAGGCATTTCGTATATCTCTTCGTAAATCTGAATATGATGCTTGACTGAATCAAGCATCTCTTCGTCATTTATCTGTAACAACTTCCTGAGTAAATCAGGTTCTGTTGTAGTGATATTGTTTTTGATATTAGTCAATGCCTCAATTTGAATCTGGGCAATGTTCTTTACTACCTCTTTGGTTTCTGCATCCATTTTAATATTTATTTTCGTTATACAAATATAAGAATTTTATTTTAATAAATAATACTCTTTTATTAAATACTGAGGTAGAGGTTGTCTATCTAGAGATAGCTTCTTCGATTTTCTGTTTGATTGAATCAGGGAATATTACATCCTTGTACCATCTCATGAAGAACTTAGAAGGCTTTTTCTCGGAGTTGAGAAGTAATTGTCGTTGTTCTGCAGAGAACTTTAATCGTTCTTCTTCAAGCATAAACTTAGGGAACTTTGTGAACTCTGCTTGAGAGAAGGATATGATTTTCTTACCAACAGAGGCCCTTAACGGTTTCTTCCTTTCTTTATAAAGATACGGAACAATTTTCTTCGATGGTCCACCAAGGATACTAAAGCCGAAGATGACCATTGGGTCAAATTTATCTGCCTTGGGGTCTTTGGCTCGTTTGATACATCTTGCCATCCAGGAGTATGAGTTAGGATATTGCTTGTTGTCAGTGGCTTCTCCCACATCCTTACTGTTGAATTCGAATCCTGGGAAATGAAAAAGAAAGTCCTCTGTAAGAATAAAGACAAACCCTAATTCCCTTAGATACTTAATAATCTCTTGTTGGCTCTTACCTTCTTCAACCATTTTCTCTACATCTGCCAAGATATCTTCTCTTGGTGATTCAGTAAGTTGTTTACTCCCAGTAGAAGGTCTTCCTCTTCCCACTGAAGGTTCTTTGATTGGTAAGTTACCTACGAGCTTATCTAAGTAATTCTTAAAGTTCTCAACATCTTGTTTATTTGTAAGAGTTACCTCTATTCTTATAGGTCCCTTATGTTGTACCTTTGGCCCTGAATTCATTTCTGTATACGCATCTACTAATCTATCTTGAATGTATGAGCCATTATTCTCAAGTGTAGTGATACGCAGTTTGGGTTTATATATATTTTCTTCCATAAAGTCTTGATATTAAAAAGAAAGGCCTGAACAAAAGTGATTTGCCAGGCCTTTACATCATTAACGAATACTTAATAAGATATGAGATTAATCTTCTTCTTTTTTGGCCTTCTTTTTCTTTTTATCTTTGGCCTTTTTGTCCTTCTTTGCAGGAGCAGCCTTTTCAGTAGCTTCTGCCTTTTCTTTCTTTTCCTTCTTGGGTTTTTCTTCCTTCGGAGCTTTACCAGCAGCCAGTCTTCTCTGTTCCATACGATATTTCTTCTTTTCATCGGAAGTCATTTCCCGACCATCAACGAGAGGATAATCGTATTTGGTAACTCGGCCAGCAGATTCCTTCTTTTCCTTTTTCTCTTTTTTCTTTGAAGCCTTTTCATCTTCTTTGGCTTTTTTCATTTTTACCAATTTGGCTTCGTTCTTCAAATCCTTTTCAGGATACTGGGCAGCAACTTTGTCTCTTTCCTTGTTGAGCTTATTCAAGAGTTCGGTAACCTTTTTACCATGTTTCTTGTCTTTTGACCAATCCTTTTGAGGGTCCAAGTTGTTCTCTTTGAGATAAGCATCCAATGACTTTTTAGCCTTTGAAAGTTCCGGAGTCTTATTAACCGGTTTGTCTTTCTTCTTGTCTTTCTTCATGTTCTAAAATTTTTAAGTGGATTGAAATTTTCCTTAGTAATTATCCATAGTTATAAAATCCTAATCGAAGTAGGGATTTCCTTAATTTCTAGGATTTCTATACTTGCATTTTCGAGAGTGGCCCCAAGTTCTAAGGCATCATGTATCTCTTGCTGAGTAAGATTAACAAAAGTTTGTTCTGCAATCATTTCACGTCCATCAGAATAATTAACATATTTAAACTTTACAGTACTGATAGTACCTTTAAGTTTTTTATCTAGCCTACTCTTAAAATCCTTAAGCCTACGTTTAAGATATTGAAGGTGAATAACATGGGTTTGATATTTACCTCTCTTATGAGGAGGAGTAACCTTAATCATATACTGAGTATATTCCATATCTTTTAATATGGATTGAATACCCTGTATAATGGTTCTTAAATTCATTTCTTCCATGAGGGTCTTGGTATTGGTTTATTTTCGATTGCCATTTCAGTTAGCATTTCTCTGGCTTCCTTGATAATTAATTCAGAGAGTTCCCTTTCTTCATTCGATAAGGGAGGGTCCATATCTTTATCTTCTAGTGCATTAGTATAATTCTGAATAAGATTATCTAATGCTAAGATAGTTATATTCTTTCGGATTTCTCTTTTGTCTTCCATAACCTATAAAATAAATGAAGCCTACTACCTTCTCAGGCAATAGGCTTCTAAAATACAATTTTTGAAATACAATTTAAACTATGCAAACAACATGAGTTTAATCTTCATCTCCGGCTTCCTCTTCTTCTCCCTTAGCCTTTTTAGCTTTTGGATTACAGATGATACCATGTCCTTTTTTGGATTTTACGGTAAGGTTGCCGGGAACAAATGTTACGGAAGTAGAAGCAGGTTTACCATCAATAACCAGAACTGATGTTACTACCACTCCCTGATAGCCTTCCTTGTTCTTTACTGCGTAGCCGTAGTTCTGAACCTCGGATTTGTCATTGATTTTGATAACATCAATCTGTTTACTGTTCGGTCGTTGTTCTGCCGGTCGGTTTTTCAGAGCTTCCATACGAGCTTTACGTTTTGCTTCTTTTTCAGCATCTTTTTCTTTACCACCTTTCTTCTTGGTGTCTTCTTTTTTCTTAGTTGCCATAATCTTTTAAGTTTTAGTTTTATTTAATAGAACAATAGTTATTTCTTATAATAAAGGTGGGCTATTGCTTTAGCCCAACCTTCGTAACCGGAGAATGAATTACTTCTTCCCTTTTTTACTTTTGCCTTTTGCTTCTTTCTTCGCCGGAAGTTTGAGACCCAATTCTTTGGCAATTGCTTTGCGAAGTTTTTCAATGTCGTCTTCTTCGAAATCGTCCGGGTCTGTTTCAAGGTCTTTGTCATCGCAAACATCTTCCAATTCTTCGAAGTCCATTTCGGCAAGAGCTTCACCGGTCAATTCTTCTTCCTCTTCGTCCTCATCTTCATCGTCTTCCGAGTCTTCGTCATCGTCATCATCTTCCTCTTCTTCATCATCATCATCTTCCTCTTCTTCATCATCAGAGTCCTCATCGTCGTCATCCTCATCGGAATCTTCGTCATCGTCCTCTTCTTCTTCCTCGTCTTCGTCATCATCATCCTCTTCTTCTGAAGCAAAGAAGTCTTTTGCTTCTTCGGCAGACAACATGATAGGAGCCGGGATAATTTTTACTGAGCCATCTTCGTAAGTAATAATGATTGCACCATTAATCTCTTTGCGAGATACTTCCTTTAACTCTACCTTTTTGGTTTCTTTTTTCTTAGCCATTTTCGTAAATGTTTAAATGTTAATAATCAATAGTTATATCACTCTGTTATAAGTTTCTTGTATTTTCTTTCGCTTCCCGTAAGATAAGCAAATGCAATATTATATTGTTTTACCTCATCAATTACGGTCTTTAGTTCTTCTTGAGATTCTATCTTTACATCTTCTGTATCGATAACTTCATCCTGGTCATTATAGGTATTAACCTTAAAGGATTTACCCATGAACGGATTTAATTGCTTATGTACCTTTACTTCCGGTACTGGGTTTTTAGTTTCCATTGCTGTATTTAATTTTAATTATTCCAGGAATACCAACCTTACCAAATACTTCGGTATAGAATTTGTATTTTGGATTTTGCATTGATTTATAGTTATCAGCTAATCTCATAGGAAATACCCAATATTCATTTTCTAGCATCCTGTTTGTCATAATGTAGGCATATTTACTTCTCATCCTATATTTGCTTACAGGAGTGAACCCTTGAAATCTTAAAGCTTTTACCAAGAACCTTTCTTTTGGTTGCCATCCCAAATGATTTAAGGATTCATCATAAAAGATATCGAGCATATCCCTTTGTGCTTTGATAAATAGTACTTTCTGTATCGGGATATCTAATTTCTTTCTTAGATACAAGGCCAAGGAACATACCAATGGGGGATATTGCAAAGAAAGAATATTATATTTATGCTTTTCCTCCTGACTCAGCCTGTTGTAAATCCTGTAAGATAGCAGAACGGATTTGTATTCTCTTCTTCCGGATATACTTGGAAGATATGCCTTCCCGTTGTCCATACAATTTTTGTGAGTACCTTTCATTGAATGCCTTCTTTCCTTTTGATTTGAAGACCCGGTGCATTTGAACCATGAACCTTCGTCTTCTGTGTTTATCAATTTTATATTCATCCGGGATAATAAACTTCCTGGCTTTAACTAATCTCCCTTTATACCAGAATTTAGTAGAACCAGAGGTATGTCTTATACCATTCATGTCTTGAAGTATTCTTATCCCTTGCCTAAGTAATTTCCTGCCTGATATGATATGAATATATTGAAGAACATCTACTCCGTACATATAAACCAAAGTCTTTTTTATCTGATACCTTGTGAAATAGGGTATACCTGTTAGGTGTTTCCGATATAAACTTTTTTCGGTAATATATTTGTTGGTTGTATCTGGTCTCCATGTCCATATATAATATCTATCTTCTCGGATTGGTTCCCTACTACTTTCCTTTAGTTTTACCATTGTTCATAGTCCTCCTTGCAGTTCTAAACCAAAGTGTTATTGATTTATCATTTGCATCTGGGAACTTCTTTTTCATCCTTCTAGTTACTCTTTCTAAATCGTAACCCTTTGCAACTAATGACCATACATAGGATTTCTTAGTTCCCTTGATGAGATTAAATTCATCCCTTTCTCTTGGTGGTTTCTTCTCCCTTGGCTTTTTTATTCCTGGAACCCTTTTGGATTTCCTTTGCCCATCTTCCCCTTCTTCTCCGAGAAACCCAAGCCTTAATTTCGAATTCCTTAAAGGGTCATCCTTTGAATAACCTATGTTCTCCAATTGTTTATCCATCCAATCATCATATTGGTCAATTAATGATTTGTCTGGTTTGTTAGTTGACCTTTCGATATAACCCATTAAATCGAAAACGCCAGCAGCACAAGCATCAGGGAAAGGCATACCCAATACTATGGCTTTTCTTTTTAAATCCCTGTAAGTCATATTCCTCCCGGCTGAACCAAGGAAACTGGCTTTTTCTTTTGAGGGTGCTGGTTTATTCTTTTTGTTCTTTCTCATATCTTTATTATTAATTTGTTGCAAATATAATACTTTTTATTTATATAGAAAAATATTTCTATCTATTTTTATAAAAAGCTGAGGTATCTGATATGCGTTCAGCAGCCGTTGATTTAGGCTTTTTCTTCCTTTTCTTTTTAACCTTATCGGCATTGAAGGCCATATCAAGTTTCTTAATACTGAATTCTATATTATTCACTTGATTATAGTTAACTGCTTTTTCCACGCAGCATCTGTACTCAGGCCAGAAGCGTTGTCCTAATTTTACATCAACTGTTTTAATCATAAACTTGGATACCATGAATCCAAATGTATCTGCATCATCTTTCTTTTCGAATACATACATATAGAATCTACTAAATTCACTAACTACCTCATCTAAAGGTCTTACGGGCATTAGTAAATATCCATCAGTGTATAATTCTTCTGATATTAAGCATACCCAATATTTCTTCTTACCAGGCTTTACTTTATATCTAAACCTTTCTTTCAGTTTTGTGTGCATCCATTCTGGTACTCGTTTTAAAAGGTATTTGATATATATCTTATCCTTTTTATTTAACCGCCTTTTAAATGCAGAAGGCTGTTGTAGCATTCTTGGTAGAATCCTAAAGTTATTCCACCTATCGAACTCTAGAATTAACCTCATTGAATCTAAATCCCATGGGTCTTCTGATTCTTTGAGTCTTTTCATATTTCTTTCGATATTACTATTGCTTACCTTTGAGAGTAAGTTAGAAGAGTCTCCAGTATATAGACTTGCTTCTTTCCTTGTTAATCTCTTTTCAATACATCCTTCAATAAAATCACAAAAGCTTCGTTCGCAAGGGCAGTCAGGTCGAAAAATAGAAGTGTGTAACTCGAAGAAATCAGAGAATAATCTGAAGAACTTTTCTGACCTTTCTCTGATTTCTAAATACTTGTAATGTGACAACTTTAAAATTTCACCAGCTTCCCATGAAGATTTGCTTTCTGATAACTGAAGGAATAAGGACTGCCTTTCTATTTCGTTTAAACAGTCCCAAGCTTTCTTCTGAGCATCATTCATAATTAATTCCTCCTAAAATCCATTATTCTATCTATTGATTCACTTGTTATCTCATTTGGGTCATAATCTTGGGAGTTAGCATATAACTTATCTGGGTCATAATTCTGGTACACGCTATAGATTACGTTATCAAAGGGTAACCATATTTCCATTTTACCCATTTCCGGATATAAAAGAAGTTGTACCATTTTATTTATGTGGTCTATACCTAATACCGTAGCATCTATTCCTTCGTAAGGATAACCTTTGAGTACTAAGTAATCGCCTATCTTAACATTCATCAAATCGTCTACAGAATATTTCTTTCCTTCTTTTGCCATTCTCTTAAACCTTTTAACATCCTTTCTGGTGCATGTAGCTACCAATGAGAAATCATCAAAGTCTTCAGAGTTATCTATTCTAGCTTTCTTCTTTCTTTCATGAAGAGTCTCTGTAGACTTTAACCAAGTTCTTATACCTGATATACTTCTCTTCAATTTGTTTAGAAAAGGTCTAGAGTACGCTAACTCTGTAGGCATCTTGATAAAACCATAATTGAATAAGATTGGTACTTCTTCGAATATCATCTTACCCTTTGCGGTTTTCTTTAAAACGTTTATTGTAGGGATAATGGCACGTACTTTTTTATATCCCTTTTCTTTAAGTTCTTTATTAATGTTCTGATAATACTTTCGTTCTATGTAGAAGATACAATAAGAATAAGGGATACGTTTCATATTACTTCTTTTTAATGATTAACTTAGCTTGCTTATGTACTTGCTTATAATTAACATTCTCTAGAATATCACTTGCAAGAAATACATATAAATTCACTGAAGTACTAATTGACATACTGGGTTTTTTAGATTGTACCCATATAAAATCTCCAAGAGTACCGGGTCCTCCCTCTACTACAAAGAAAAATTCATTTGCAGGCATAGAGTTATATCTCATACATAATATAGGGAGTTTATTTGCCCTTTTAGCATCCTTACTTGCTTGTTCCCAGAATCTTAGGATATCACAAGTTTTATTACCAAGAAGTACATGTTCGAATTTGATATCTTTGTAGTTTTTACATTCAATTGATATCTTACATCGATGAGCATGTTTTTCATCTGTACAGGTTAAATCAGAAGTGGCATCCTTATTAGAATGCCAAGCTCCTGAACCTGCCCGATTCCTTTCAAATTTGAACCCGGTCCACTGAGTAAACCAGGCTCCTATTTTTCTTTCAAATCTGTTTCCTTTATTTTTTGAGTTCATAGGTTAATGTCTTGTAGTTATAACATTATAGTAAATTATAACTACTTAGGCCATTGACTTTTTCGACTTGCAGGATTTTCGTATTTGATAGAGGAAGAGAATCCAAATGAGTAATTAAGAATAGGGTTTTATCTGCAAAGGTATGTCTTATTAAAGATGTTACTACTTCTACGTTATCTGAGCTTAATGATTCGAATACCTCATCTAAGAAAGCAAGGTTTATACCTTTAGACATTGTAAGAGATTCGTTCATTGCAAATGCCATTGCCACATTTACCAATTGTTTTTCTCCACCGCTAAGTTCATCATAATCAATAATTTGCCCATCTCTTTCTATTAAAGTAAAAAATTCTTTTCTAGCGGTGCCAAGGTCTATATTAAATTCAATCCTAAATCCCAATACTTGAGAATATTTATCAAGGGTTCTATTTAACATATCCAAAGATGAATCGAATAAGTAAGCCTTGATTCCGTTGTTACCAAGAGGATCATTGATTAACCAATTGTAGTTCTCTAACTCCAACTCCTTGTTATGGTAATCTTCATCTACCTTACGAAGAGTTTTTCTAATCTCCTTAAGTTTCTCTTTATATTTAGGAGACATAACCTTAAGTTTCTCTTGTTTGAGCTTTTCCAACTCTTCATCAATATCAGCAATATCAGAAGCAATATCATCACATTCTTTTTGAAGTCTCTTATACTTCTCATTCGTAGTTCTCAACTCATCCAACCTACCCAAAGCATCTTCATACTCTTCCTGGAGTTTATCCGAATTTATGATTGCTTTATAGATAATATCTACGCTCTCTTTAGCACGTTTGTAGTGGCCTTTATCTAACTGTATCTTAAGTTTCTTTACAAAATCTGGTAATGATACTCCTGAAATATTACGATTGTGTTTTATTTTAGATTTAAGACCATCTACATAATCTGTATGTTTCTTAATCTTAACTTTAAGACTCTGCTCTACCTCGTCCTTAAGTTGTTGCTGCTTTTTAATAAGTTGCTTAGTTAGGTCCTCCCTATCTTTCTTTAATTCTCTACGTTCTGATTTGATTTTCTCTTTAAAACCCTTTTCCCTATCTCGTAAATCAAAGTAAGCTTCTTTATTTGCTTCTAACTCTTTCTTTAATATAGCAGATTGACGTTCTACCTCATTGGCCTGAGCTAATAGGTTATTTTTATCTTGCATAGCTATACCTTTGGCAATATTAAGAAATTCCAAATCAAATACTTCTTCGAATATCTTCTTCTTATCTGAATTAGATTCTTGTATCAACCTTTTAATACCCTGACCAAACATAATTGAGTTCATGAATAGAGAGTAGGATAAACCAAGCTCTGCATTAATGGCATCTTGGAGTTTATTCTTACCTTTTACATTCACTACCTCATTATCTTTCATAAGGATAAGTCTATCTTTACCCTTAGCTCCATCCTCAAGAACTATGTTACATTTCTGACATCGGATAATTTTATAAATATGTTCTCCTTTTTGAAAGAATACCTCTACCATTACTCCCTGGTAATCTTTTGGTCTTACCTTTTCCCAGGTAGTTACTTCTGATACTCCCTTTAGATTTTTACCATATATTGCCCATACCAATGCCGATAAGATAGTTGATTTACCTTTACCATTAGATGCCTTGATAAGTATGGTACAATTTGGATTTAAAGGTATGTGTAGGTTCTCTATTGAACAGAATCCTACTACGTTCATTGTTGTAAATGTTAACATGATTCAGCTTTTTTAAGTATGTCAATCAGTAGTTCTTTCTTATCTTGCTCGGTTATACCCTTTTCCTTAAGATACTTCCTTGCTAGAGCTTTCTTAGAAAGTTGCTTAGTAATTTTATGGTTAGTATTTACTAAGTTACTAGTTTTCTTAGGTAAAACAGTATAATAATTGCCATCATCTTTAATATCCTCTTCAGATTCTACATCTACGAATTTAGGGAATTGCTTAAGGTGTACAAATTGCATAGATAAATCAGAATAAATCTTCCAATAACCCAATTTACAATCCCTATCTGTTCTTCTTTGATGATTAGGTGCTCCTATCATATAAACCTTCTTTGATAATCTTTGAGGTTTATGTATATGACCACATAATACAAGGTCAAATCGGTTCAGGATATTTACATTGAGATTTTCTACAGAATCAACTTCTCTACCATCAGTATCCTTTGCTCCTGGATAATCCGTATGAAGAAGGAGTATGTTCTTTACATTCTTATCTAGTTTAAGTTTCTTAAGATATTCACTTAGACCCACATTATTATCAATATAGGGAACTCCATAAATGTGGTAATCTCCATAAGAACACCATTTAATTCTGGTTAGATTAACACAACTCATAAAATTCTTATGAAATACAAAAGGCCATCCCTTAGTTATCCTATCAATACGATTTACCGATTTCAAATCGTGATTCCCGTCTATATAAATCATTCTGAATTTCGGATAATTACTTTCTAACCTATCGAATTGTTCAGCAACAAAGATTGCTAAGTCTTGGTCAATTGATTCTGGCTTATGAAATAAATCCCCACAGAATAAAGCAGGACATTTGTACTTTTCACATTGACCTGCAATAACGTCAAGGACCTTGATACTATTCAAGGTCCTATTGTTGTTCTCATTGAATTTTGCCCATAGATTTATGTGCAAATCCGAGAATGCTATAAATACTACTTCCTTACTCATGAAGAAAATCAATAATAAGTTTCTTACGAATATCCAAATTAGCTTCTCTTATACAGAGAACTTTGGTTTCACCATACAGGGATTTGATTACTCCTTCTGTTGCACCATATCCCAAAAGTTGATTCTTAAATATATTCTTATAGATAGAAGATATTTCCTTAGTTGGTAAGAATCCCCACAAGTTCAATACGTTATCCATTATAGAAGATATTAAGAACTGGAAGTAATTATTCTCTATTCGTTTGCCATTATCTTCCATAACCCATTCCTTTACCATTGCAGTAGTAAAGTCTAATAGAATGAGGTGAGTACATTGCTGATTGAGTAACATCTTGCAAGTTTCGAAGAAGTGTTCCATTTCACATTTAGGAACATTCTTGGCTTGTTTATAATAGAAATAAGCAGCTAAATCAAGATAGCTCCTATCTGTAACGAATCTATCTCTGTCTCTAAACATTTTATTTCTCAGATTCATTACCTGAAAGTCTTCCATTAATAAATCCTTTGAATCTCTTTCTAACATCTCTTTATGAGACATATCTTTTGTTTTAGGGATTAAATCTGATACACTACCAGATATAAAATCTAGTACCGGAGGATATTCTGATACATCAAACTTAATCATCCCGGGAACTTCCTTTGCTAAAGTGGTTTTCCCAACTCCACTTGCACCTGCAAACATGATTTTCATTCGGATAACTCTTTAAAAGGTTTAATAAATTCTTTAGTTAGGAATGAAGCAAGAGAATACTCTATGCACAACTTCCTAAATTTATCATAGTTGAAAGTCTTCTTTCTTTTGATAGGCATCTTATCTAATGGTACATTACCTACAAACCAGAATAAGTCAATGAGTTTACGATTTCTATCCCAAGCTTCTTGATACTCCTTGTTTGGCTTAGCTTCCAAATATCTGTAGATTGACTTATATTCGTCTAATATCTTTCTTGCAGTTACTGGACCTATACCCTTAAAACCTGGGATATCGTCAGAAGTATCACCTACCATTGCAAGATACTGAACAGTCTCATGTGAATGATAACCGAAGAGTTCTTTACAATTGCCCACTCGAATAACTTCATCTTTTCTGGGGTTTAATATTCTAACGTTCTTGTTTAACAATTGATTAAAATCCTTATCGGATGATACTAAGATTACATTATCCGAACGATAAGTATTAATAATTAGGTATGCTAAGAAATCATCTCCCTCATATTGAGTTTTATTCCTTTTATCAAAGATATAAGAAATTCTTAGCATACCCAATATCTTCATTATGATTGCCTTTTGTATTTGCAAGGATTCATAATCAACCGATATATTTTTTCTATGGCCTTTGTAATTAGGCAATAACTTATCCCTTACTGGTGAATGACCATTATCAAATGTTATAACTACTTCGTTTGGTTTAAACCTTGTAAGATACATATGAAGTGATTTGAAAAATCCGAATATTGCTCCACTTGGTTTTCCGTCTGTAGATTTAAGTTTCTCGAACTTATGAAAAGATTGATGGAGAATATTCTCCCCATCAATCAATAATACTGTTTTCTTACTCATCGTCTTCCTCCTCGTCTTCCGATTCGTTAAATGATTCATATTCTACTCCATCTACTGGATATAAATTAGTAGTCAATGCTACTATCTTCTTTCTAGTTGT